GCTATGTCGGTGGCAATATTAATGTTCGCTTGTGAATATTCAGGAAGTGGGTATGTTTCACCGTGTACTTCGGCTGCCTCATCAAATTCAGCGTAATAATAAATTTGTGTACCTGTTTTTATGCTCGGATTAAACGCCTTGTATTCCTTAAACGAAGGGTGCTTTTCAGGCATTGTGTTAGCAGTACCATCTTCTTTAGTCCAAGCATCACAATAGTAGTAAACACCTTTTTCTTTGCCTTTACGTACTTTAGAAAACAAAAGCGGGAATACTTCAAAACCAGTTCCCCCAGCATTCCATACTATTTGCCATGCAAACCCATTAAATAACTCAAATGATTTACAAGTACGCTCATAAATGAAATTCCAATCATTGAAGCGATTAGCGTTATATAAAAAGTTGGCAGCCTTAGCCAAATCTACCGTACTGCCTTCATTCTTTACTCTTAATCCTTTACCGAATAGATACTTTGACTTAGCCTTAACTATTGCACCGTGTTCGGGATGGTCTTTATAAAGCGACAATACAAAGGCAGGGTAGTTGTTATCCGCACCAAATAAAATGTAACCCTTATTCTTCTTTTCGATAAAATAAGGAGTTACTTGTGTAGCGAATTGAACCGATACTAAATTACCTACTATCTCTACATTATTAGCCATTGTAAATACTTGCTTCCGATACTACTGTTTTATATGTTGGAATTGAACTTACAGTTAACGGATAGTCATATTTCCCGTTCTCTAATTCAGTCAGTCCAGTAGTGTCAATGTTTTCAAAATCAAAATCACTTGCATCCGCAATTTCATACACCCAATACTTTCCTTTTCCCATTTGCAATTCAATTTCTGCACTTTCAGGGTCAGGATTAGTGGCGTTGTTTATTAGAAATATATTTCCGTGTTCGGGATATTGAGATAGGTCATTACCAACCAAACAACCTACTTTATTAAAAGTGGTGTCGTTTTGGAATACAAAAATAATGTCAGGATTAGTTAACGTGATTTTCTCGTCAATAGTCACCTCAACAGTATTTTCGCCCGATGCAAAGATTAGCATATAGTAGTATATATCAATTAGTCCATAGTGGTACAAAAAAGAAAAGCGGGACAATTAGCCCCGCCTCTCTACCTATGAGAAACCAAATTACACTACATAAGATGCTGCAAACGTTGACCAAGTAGCCGAAGGGATTTCGTTAGCTAGGATAGTTTCTTGTCCCTTAAAGACAAGTTCATATCCGTTACGGTCACCCATTGCCGTACCTGTTGGGGCGTTTGATGGGTCTAAAGCAAGTCCATTACTTTGACCATACATGAAGAATTTACCGTTAGCCTGTTCAATTACTATCACAACATTTGTTTGTGCGATAGCCATTATTTGATACGCTAAACTAGCTTGTTTCTTATGAAGCATAATGTTAACCGTTTGGTCAACAAATAACGTTCCGTTTTGACGATTGCCAGTGATAACCTCAACGGCATTTGCCACGTTCATTTCTTGCTCGTAAGTATAGAACTTACTTGAACCAGCCATCGTGATTGCGCTAATAGAACCAGAAGCAGACGTAACGGTTACATTATCTAAATTAGCAATGTAAACCTTTTTTATCCCGCCTTGATTGTCCCTGCAATCGTTAGAATAGCCTTGATATATTGCACAAGCCATATTTAATAAAGTTTAAAAAGGGGGATTTTACTCCCCCGTTAATTATGCAGAAATGTATTTTACGATACGGTCAGGGAACGCAACTTGTACTCCCATTTTCCAAGACTTATTGTAACGAATTACACGGTCATCTTGTGAATACCAGAACTCGTATTGTTCTTCTTCGTTTTCCAAGTCAGTACCTACATACATGTTTTCTTTTTCCATGATGTAGATTTCTTTCTTACCTGACAAACCATCTACTCCTACGTAAGGGATAGTAGTTCCTTCTACATACAGAGTGTTTTCAGTACCCATGATGTGGTACATATTATCTGTAATGTATTTTTGACGAAGGGTTACCAATTCAGCAGTACCGATAAAGGCTACCACGTCAGATTTAGTAAGCATCCAACTTGCAGAAGCAGCTACGGCAGCACCTAATGATTTAGATACGGTACGTGCATTTGTTTCCGACCAAGCGGTAACACCTGATGAGCTACAAGCGATTACACCTGATGCAGCACCGATAATAGTACGGAAACCGTCAAACTTGTTCAAGTAAGCATCAGATGAACCTGTGCTACCGTTCCAAATTGCTTGTTCAACGTAAACCTTATCGTTGTTTTGTAATTTAGCAACAAACTCGCTTTCAAATGCTAATGATTCATATTTAGAACCAGCACGTAGCTTTTGTTGCGTAGCTTTTGCTTCAAGGTCTTTTTCGCACCATTCAAGGTCAACCTTAATCTTACCTACCGTGATTGTACGGTTGGTGATAGTAGTTGTTCCCGATGCGTTAAAACCGCATGAAGTGTCAGCCTGCCAAACACCGCTAATGTTTAACAGTTGGATTTTCTCTGCTGACTTAATGCCAGTTTGAATGTTTGGAATAAGCGAAAGGGTTTGACCTTCACTAACGGTTGCAAAGATTAATTCAGTGCCGTTTTCCTTTGTGTAGTTGGTTAGACCAGATACGTCGTATGCCATTTTATTTTAGTTTTTTCTTGTTAAAAATTTTTCCAATCCGTTTTTCTTAGTTGGTTTTACTGGTTCGATTGGTTCACCAGTTGGGATAGAAGCGAAAGCAAGTACAGTCGGCACTAATTCCTTTAAAAGGGTATTAGCTTTTGCTAATTCAGCACTAACGGCACTTAGTTTAACTTCTAATTCTTGTTTGTCTGCTTCTGCTTTTTCAACATGAGCAGCGAATTGATTTGTCAATCCAGCGATAGCTTGTTCCATTTCATTAGGAGCAGGAGGCGCAGGGGTCACTGGCGTATATTCTGAAACCTTAGCAACGCCATCGGTAACAGTAACAACCATTTTACTTCCGTCCTCTAATTCATGTTCACCTTGTGGTGCTGGCATTTCTCCCTCTGGAGTTACTACCGTAATGGTAGAGCCTACCGCTAATGTTGGTGTGTCGTACTTAATCACCGTGCCATCCATTAATTTAGATTCACCTCCCAACGCTACTGGAGCTGGTGCGGGCGCTGGTGCTGGAATTGGTGCAGGATTAGTCAACGCATCAAACGCAGTCTTTAACTTGCCAAGTTGTTCGGCAGAAAAAGTTTGTTTAATTCTTTCTTGTAAAGTCATGAGATGCTTTTATGATAGTATATATCTGAATGCTTGAAATGTTACAAAACCGAATTAAGAATGTCCATTAATTGAGCCATTAGCTTTTCTTCTTCGGTCATTTGTGCTGGTACTTGATTGAAGAAACCTTCAACAGAAAAACCCTTGAATAGTCCAGTTTTAATAAAGTCATTCCATACCTCATCGTTTTCTACTTTGAACTCACCAAACCAAGAGCCATCGGGAATATGCTCAAACCCAATAGGAGGCATTATTCCACGTTCTCTATTAATAATAAAATCGGAGCGCATGAATATATTAGGAAGCACTAACATTGATTCGTGCATAGGGTTAACATTCTTTTCAAAAGAATTACGGTGATATTTCTCAACTATCTTCTCAATTGTTGGCTTTTCAAATACTACATTGAACTCGCCTTTTACTTCATCCCTACGATAAATAGGAGTGTCGGCTAACATTAAAGCACCTGATACAATTCGCTTTTCATTATTAGTTACTTCAAACTTAAACGGCTTGTGATTATTAAAAGCCACCCAATCAACTTCGATAGCGGGTTTATCTACAAATGCTACGGCAGTAACTCCCGTTTCGTCATTGTCGTTTATTTCGAGTTTATATAGAGGTAATGTACTCATGGTAATATATATCAATCAATTGCTAATACTTCATTAAGGAAAAGAAGCCTGTTTTTTTAGACGGGCTACCCTTTTCTGTGTAGATGTCGCTTGTGTTTCTACTACTTCCGCTTTAACTACCGTTTCCCTTCCAGTAACACCACCTTGTGAATTAAGGTTGGTTAAACTTTGATAGCTTGGTGCAGAAGCGTTAATTTGAGGGGTAGAACCGCCACCGCCAGACCCCGCACTAATACTAGGACTTCCACCAGTAGCACCGCCACCATCGAATTGAGTTGATGCAATCTTAGCTATATTTGCAGCAGCCAAAGCGGCATTTAATCCCGCTAGTATCTGACCAGCAGGAGGTGGAACAGTTAAAGCAGCCTGAACCGAACGAATACCGTCAATGGTTGCACGTGCTATACTAAAAGCCTTATCAACCTCAAACTGTTTTTTTCTAATTTTAATTTCTTCTTCACTGCCTTTCTTAGCCCCGTTGAGTTGATAGGTAAAGAATACGTCCGATAACGCCTTAGCGGTGTTTAGCGATTGGTCTTGAATTTGAATCTTAGCCTTTTGCTTTTCTTCTTCTAGTTTTTTAGATTCTTCTGCAAATTGCTTTTCATATTCCGCTTCAACCTCTAACCTATGCTTTAAAGCATTGGTCATGTCATTGTCTAGCTTCTCCTGACGTTTCCGTTCTTCTTCTTCTCTATCCTCTTTTTCTTTTGCTAGTTTATCTTCTTCTGCCCGTCTATCTTCTAATAATTTAGCCAGTCTAGCAGCCTCTTTTTCATTAGCAGCCTTTTCACGTTCTTCACGCTTTTTACGTTCAGCAATTTCTCTCGCTATTTCTTCGTCCCGTCTCTTTTGTAATTCAATGCGGTGACTAGCATCTAAAGAAAGTATTTGGGTATTGGTATCGAGAACTTTCTGTACCAACTCATCGTATTCCTTTTGTTCCTCATCACTAAACTTCTTGCCGATAGCCCTTTGTTTGCTTAGGCTATCCATCCTTGAAGCATCAGCACTTAATCTGTTTTTTAATGCCTGACGTTCTAATTCATACGTTTCCTTACCTTGTGCTTTTAATAATTCAATCTCTCTAGCAAATGCCTTTTGTCGAAGTTCAGCCCCCTGCATTGCTGCCTTAGAATACTTATCCATTTTGTCGGCAAGGTCATCCATTGCAAAGCTAGTTAGCCCTGTTTGGTCTAATAAATCCTTGCCCAGTTGGACTACATAACTAATTGCTTTACCAGCCAACTCAAACGCCTTACCAAGAAACGCAATCTTATCTTTTAAAGCGTAGGCAGCCACACCAATAGCGATAAGAACCGATGCAATTAATAAAATAGGATTAGCCTTAATAACTTGACCTAGTATCTTAAAGCCGTCAGTTAATCCGGATAGACTTTTAATGCCTTCGGCAAATGCGGTAGCTGCCTGAACTCTTAAAAGTATCTTTTGAACGTCCTCGCCTGACTTGCCGAATAATGCAGCAGCACCCGAAGCAGCCTGAAAACCTCCTGCTAATTTTTGAGCCACATTACTAAATGCGCCTATCTTACCCTCTGGGTTGAGTGCGTTAATGGTGTCTCGCAAGTCCCCCATCTCATCCTTAACCGCCCCTAATTTTTGTAGCGTTTTAGAATATTCGGCAGTACCTACTTTTGTTTTTTCAAGTTCTAAGTTTAATTCTTTGAACTCTTTTTTTAATTGCGACAGCGATTTAGCACCGTTCCCCGATGTATCAATCTTTGCATCAAATACTATTTCTTCTTTCTTTGCCATTATTTTGACCAAAAGTTAGTGCCATCGAAATATATATCCTTTGGCGATAAATATGTTACATCTAAAGTTGGACTCCCATCTATATCCCCAGTGTCAGGGTTTACAGTTAACAGGTTGTTGCTAGATGTTTTAATAACCACTATATGTTTACTTGTTGCGTAAATGGTTAGAGTTATGTTGTTAGACGATGTGTCGCAGAAATAAACAACAGTGTTTGGGTCAGAGGTAACGGTTGTTGTGCTTGTTGTTATTGAGCGTGGTTGAACCGCTATTGTAGTTGGCACACTACAAGTCACCTCGCTATCTGAAACGACAAGGCTTTCACGGATATATGTTTTCCCTGAGTGCGATTCGTCATAATTCTGATTCTCCACACCAATTAACTGAATGTCAACCGATGCGGGTACTTTTACATTTTTACACCCTATTAGAACTGTTTTAGCCATTACCTGACGTTGAGCCTCCTGCTCCTATGTAATTATTATCACCTCCAATTATCGCACCGCCACCGTAGTTCTGATTATTATATCCACTACCGCCACCGATATTATTAGATTGATTGTTGCTGTTTTGAGAATTGATGCTAGAACTATTATTAGGAGTGAATGATACTTGTGGGGCTAGTTTTAATAATTCAACCGTGCAAGTGCTTGGATTCTGCGGGTCGTAGTCCTTAATCGCATTTACAAAGTATTTAGTTCCTTCAATCCAAACGGGGTAACGGAAACTAAACGATGCAATGTCCACAGCATCTAAATAGACTTTCATTATTACTATTTTAGAATCCCTATCCGTAATTTGGTAGATAAACTCCGACCAGCGTTCGTTAAAACGGTTATTATCTGTATACGATTGGGTTGGCAGATTCCAGTAAATAACATCGGGTATCCCAAAGTTTAAATCTAATGTTGGATTAGCTGGGTCATCCACGTGTCCACAAAAGGGATAGGTAGATATAGCTACATTACTAGCATAATCATTATAATACATCCGAACACCGCTAACTGACTTTTGACCTCCAAAATACAACCTTCTAATATTTACAGCCTGTGGAACTCCTTGCTCTTTATATAATCTCGGGGCTACAATTGCGCCAGTTAATGCTATTGGGGTAGGGCTAAAACATAATTCAATCTTCTTTTCATCCTTTAAGAAATCCGAATTAGTATCATATAAATAACGTCCGTAAACATATCCGTAACTTTCTTGATAAGACTTATTGAAGTAGTCTGAATCTGACTTGTAGGTAAAGTGGTAGCGTTTAGCCTCTAGTTCACCCATTGGGTAAATCTCGACTGGCTCACTAACATCACGTTTACCGTTCCAATCTTTATATGTAGACAGAATGAAGTCAGCACGTGGCTCTAATATGTAGCGTTTAGGATTATCTTTGTCAACCTCGATATAAAGATTTTCTGCTTTCATCACAGATGTTAAGAAGTCCAGTTGACTAATATTCTCAGGTATCGTGTTATTCATTACAACCGTACCGCCATAAGGCAAGTAGTTGTTTTGATAATCGAACGATATAAAGAAACTACTATTAGGTTGGGTGATTAAGTCGATTGAAGCCGTGCCAGTGTTTACTGGGTTGCTAGAACCGTCTAAAAAAGTAAGTGTGTGCCCAGTCCCAATGTAAGAACGGCATCTAAGTTTATCCCCGCTGTTTAAGTTACCAGTCCATTGCGTTACTGGTTCTGGGATTGTTAGTTGAGTTGAACTTGAAATAGTTTGATTGAAAGTGCTAATACCAATCATTACCCACGATGTTCCGCCGTCCGTACTTCTTTGAATAGTATTGTAAATGACTATCGAGCCACTAACTTGCGTGGATGTTGATGGAAATGTAACAGCACATCGAATACGTGATGTAAATGTTAATGCGTACTTAGCCGTTATTGGACAAGTATAAACCGAACCACTAAAGTTAGAACCAGTGTCATAAAACGGTGTACTTTCTTCATCAAAGGTAATAGCCCCTAAATCGGCAGAAGCAAGATTCCAAACACCACCCGAACCAGTTGCACTAGCTGCGCTATTTACAGTTGTGAATGTTGAATTAATCCCTACATACGCTTCTTCAGCAATTAATGTAGAACGGTCAACCCTTAACGCTGCCTCATTGCAATCGGGTATAATTATTGACTTTTGATAGGTAGAAGAAAGGTAATTGGAGGCTAATGAATATCCAGCATCTCCTACAATCCTATGAATATACTCGTTCTCAAATATAGCGGGTTTCAAATGTTCCAATACCCATGCGTAACCAGCAGGAACGGAAACGGTAGGGGTCATTCCATAATCAATAAACGGATATACAAATCCGCTTCCCAATGTTGGATTGAATAATCCCGAACCATAAGTTAAAGTGTGGTCAAGGTCGCTAAAATCTAAATCGGTAAGGTAAAGATTAGCAATATCTAAAAATAGATTAGAATTACTGCCCACCAATGCACATTCGTACTTAGCAACAACATTAATCCCGTCATCTATTTTAATGACTTTTAATAATTGTAGGTCACCTTTAAAAATCTCAATCCCGTTTACCTCGTACCTGCATGGTGACTTTAGATTAGCATTGAAGTCTAGTGATTCTAGGTTAATCTCGTAGGCGTGTTCAAAGAATCTATTTACATCAGCATTTGCAGGAATTGTGATAGTCTTACTATGGTCGGATTGTATCTTATCTGGCTCACGAACATCAGCCACCGCATAATTAACCGACACGGGTAGTAATTCATCAAACGAAAATGTTTCATCGAACTGAACCAGATTATCGCCCGAACTTCTAACAATTAATCTTGACTTCATACGCTTTGATAATGGTTGGTGTGAGCGTATCTAAACTTCATTGTAATCTGACTTAGCTTGTCGTTAATCTTCTTTTTTACTTGGTAAGAATCCACAACAGGAATAACGGGAACTAAGTCGGTAGAACTGCCTAAATCTAAATAAGCGATTGGGGTGGTTGCCATTTGCTTGTATAACTCGAATTGATCATCGGTTAACCAATCAGTGTTCAGCGTGAATGATTCTTGGCTTTCAGTTAATAAAGCCTTTTCAGTTGGGGTAGTTACTGAATAGGTAGCAGAACTTCCATATTCAAACGGTGTACGCTTGTACGTCGATTGACTTCTTGTAATCTCGCTATCTGAACGCTTTGCAAAGTGGCACGTTTCAAATGCTCCTGACTTAGCTAAGAAGTGAATTGAGTTAACAGTGTAGTTACATTCCTGCTTAACGTAGTATGTTTTAATAATGTTGTAAACGTAAGAGCCGGGCGTTAACCCGCTATTCTTGTCCTCAACAGTATAGTAAGCGCAATCATAAGGTATAACTGGGTATGTTCCTGAAACATCGCCCGAAGATAAACCCGCTAATCCTTTTAGCCCTACATCAACTGCCCAATACCTATCATAATAATCAGGGTCATTGTAGTTAGGATTGACAAATTCAGAAGTCCCTATTAATCCACCTCCCGCATCGTAACTCTTTATCCTCAATCCTAAACAGTCAGGGTTAGTTATTGATAGAATGTAAATGAAGTTAGAGCGGTCAGTATAAACGAACTCATCAGCCGAATGCGTTAATATTTGGCTAGTCGTTGCGTTATAAGTATAGTCAAGGTAGTTGTATGAAGGGAATGAAAGATAATCTAATACACCGTTCCAAACAATATAATCAATGTCAGAACCCGCATGATAAGAACCTGAATAATACTCCCCTATGTTAACCCTTATCTTTCTAACTGCTGAACTTTTTTTAAAGTTATACTGATTATTAGGAATGTAATGCCCGGCCCTATCAACATACGTTTTAGCAAAGTTCTGAGCGTTAAAATGACATCTATTATTAACGTCTGCCGTCATTGTAAACTTCACGAACTCGCCACTAATAACATCGGTGCAATAGATTATAAAAGCAAAGTCTGAATTGCTTGTCTGATTGGATGAAGCGGTGAAGTACTGCGGTGAGTACGCTGGTTGATATGCTTGTGGCTGTTGTGAAACGGTTACTGACATTATGCTTTAAATGTTTTATACTTATTAGATAGCTCTTTTATTTCTGCCGTAATAATCATTCCGTATTTTTCTGCAATAATATTCCGCAATTCACTTGTGGCGTTTTTATTAATGACACTCGCTAAATAAGGTTTTGGCTTTATTCCGTTAGAGTAAATTCCACGAGCAATTATAAATGATACTGTTTTATAAGACTTATCAATATCTAAAGTCTTTTTTAGTTTTTTGAACTTTCTTAAAGGGTTACCGTTTTTTACATTCTTATAATTTAATAAAAACACTCTAGGGTCTATTCCAGCACCTATCTGCCAATCTTTACCTAAATTCTCAACTGGATTTGGAACATGGACTCCTTTTCTCCTTCCGTCCTCAATAACACTCCAATAATCTGCAGAACGCCCTTGTTTTGTTTTAGCGTAGATTATTACGTTTATAGATTTGCTAACGTAAGAAACATCATAGTCAAATCGTAAATTTGTAGCGTTTGGATTTTTTCTCCCACCCTTTTTTAATGCTTCAATTAATGATTTTGTTAAGTCATCTGACAATGCAGAAGCCCATAATTTAATTTCATTTTGAAACTGCTTTTGTATGTCTTTCGATGATGGCACGTTCGTTTTCTGCTAAATCCTTTCTAAATGCTAACTCGTTTAAAAATCCTATCCAGTTTAAATTCTCTAATATGTAATCTTGTTCGATTAAACTTCCCTCTGTAATTTGGTGTAAGATGGCTTTCCATCCCCAGTATTCACTGAACCCGCCCACTCCATCACTTCCTCCATGTGATTCGTCAGTATCGTGTCCGCTTCCTTCGTAAAGGCGTTTATAACTCGCATCCACCTCTCCCATACGTTTGAGTAAAAAAAAAGCGTACCACTAATATCGCCCATCTTTACTTGCTTAAATAGTTCAGCATTTTTAGAATGGTTAATAGGGTCATACTTAAACCTCATCCACTTCAATGGTTTATAGATAGAAGCTAAGATTAAATGAGCGTTTACGATTGATAATTCATCTTGTGACTTATTACCGATAGGCTTTAAGAATGTTTTAATGTCAATCCCTTGTGCCGTTGATAGGTCGGTGATGGCTAATGTAGCCTTAAACAATTTCCCCTTAATACCAATGTATTTTTTAGGCTTAGTATTAATGTCGGGATTAGAAAGGAATTTTAATGAATGAGAATACTTTATTAGTTTATCCGCTGGTAAGTTCTCGATTTCCTCGATTGATTTATTAGAAAGTATTGCAAGAATCTTAATCCATTTGTCCTCATCTTTTGAGTTTATTAAATTATAACACTCTTGGTATTTCACTAATGTGATTTGGTTGTATGAAGTTGGTATTCTCATACAAGTATATATCAATTAGGGGGTAAATTATTTTTGCTAGTTTATTAGAAATAGCGTACATTTGTTAGAAATAAAAACCTATGGAAGAACAAGTGATAATACAAAGACGCACCATAAGCCTAAATGCATATTTAAAGTCTTTGCCTAGAAAAAAGAAAAAAGCGTATAAAAAAGAACTTAAAAAAGCGTTTTCTTGTGCTTGGAAAAAAGAACCAATTGATATTCGTTATTGTTACGCCATGTTATAAATACCAGTGCGCTTGAACAATAGATTTAGGGCAACATACCTTAACGCATCAATAGCGTGGTTATACGCATCTATTGGGACGCCCGTTGACTTGCCCGTGTCATCTTGCAGGTAGCAATAATTTCTTAATTCCTTTATTAGATTAGTTGAATCTTCTGTAACGTAAATAGTGTATTCTTGCAATTTAGCAATAGAGGCACGAATTGAATCCTGTCCTTTGTTTGCGCCAGTAATGGTGTAACCGCCTAATCTTTTTAAATCAGCTATACTCTTAGGGTCTGCGCTATCCGCAATGATAGGCACATGGGTAGGTACTCCTAATGACTGAAATCGTGAATGAATATCTGAATTTAATAATCCAGTTTCATAGATTAACTCTTGAACATATAGCTTAGTCCCGTCCTTACATACTTTCACAAGGGCGGTAGGGTCTGCGCTAAAACCCCAATCTAATCCATATCCAATTCTTTCTGCCCCTTGTGGTATTTCTTTAATAATCTCAAAGTTAAATACTACTCCTTGCAATGAGCCTATCTCCCCGTCAATGTAAACCTTGCACCAATTAGCCCAATAACCTTCACGTCCCGAATGCTTTTCTCTATCTGCTTTTAACCTTGCTTGTATGAAGTCATCAACTACATTCGGAGGTAGTCCTTCATTGTCTTTGTAGGTAAGAATTAATAATTCGCTATCCGTTTCTTTCAATACTTCCTCGTGCGCCCAAAAGGAATCGGTAGGGTTAAAGTCGATATAAATGTCATCACTTGTGCGGACTGCTGCTTGGTGATAGTCTTGATACTTTATTCGATTCGCCTCATTGACATATAAGATATTGCGCCTTGCACCGATAACCGAATTAGGTGGGATGAACTCAATATAAGAACCGTTTGCAAACTTGTACTTTCTATCCGTTGAATTAAAGCGGGATTCGTGCCACCTATTGGTCGCCTTCATAATCTTAATAAAGTCCTTCATTGCACCCTTTTTTAAATGGGGTACACTTTCAGACATTACCGTTATTTCAAGGTTTGAATTTTTACAAGCCTTATCAATTAAAATGGGGATAATACCAAATGTTTTCCCAGCACTACTGCCACCTTGAATAACTTTCTTCCTCGCTTTCATTGCGAGAATCTTATTTATTGCGGTGGTGCGGATGAACATTAATTAAGTCCGTATGTATAAAAAGCTACGATTAACCCGTTTTCGGTTACAATAACTTCCTCAAATA